CGCGACGTGTTCTCGACGGTGTCGCCGGTGAGCTGCGCGAGGTCGCCCATCGAGTCGCCCCAGTTGGCGGCCTTGATGACCGTCGCCTCGAACGCCTGTTGAACGTATCCGAGCACCTGCTGAACGGCGCTGAACGCCTGAGATGCCAGGTCAACGGCAGCCTTGACGTCGACAAGCGACTGGATCATGCCGCCCTGGCTGCTCTTGACCTGATCGGTCTGGTCGTCTAGGCCAGCGTAGGATTTCGCGAGCTGGTTGACTTCCGTCTCTTGCTTGTCGAGCGCCACGCGCGCGGAGAGCACCGCGCCTTCGAGGTCGTGCTGCTTGGCGGGGTCGGTGTTCTGTTGGAGTTTCTTTTGCGCGTCTGCGAGCTTCAGCGCAGACGATTCGAGGTCGTGCTGCGCCTTGGCGAGCTTGTTGACGGCGCGGTCCTGTGCGTCGATCTTGTCGTTGACGACGTCAAGGTTCTTGACCGCGTCGTTGACCAGCGCCTTGACATCAATCGTGATCGCCATGCAATGCCTCTGCTAGCTCGCGGGCTTCATTCAGGAGCGCGGATGCGTCGGGGTTTTTCTTCGTCCACTCCGCCCAACTCTCGGAGGCGGCGCGGCCCTCGTAGGCCGAGTCGATGTTCATTGCCACCGACAGCGCGCGAAGCTCAGACGCAGACGCGGCGCGGCCCCCAAACACGGCAGCCGCGCCGAACATCCTGACTGCGTTGGCCGCCTCCAGCTCGGACGGCATTTGTGGGCGAGGCGCCGACGGATTCGACCGTTGTTCGGCCCGTGCCTCGCAGAACGCGTAGACGCGAGCCTTCAGGCGTTTGGGTCATCGCCCTCGTCGGTCTGTGACTTGCTGATCTCGGTGAACAGCCACGAGACGAGCGCGCTGGCCGACGCGCGCGGTGTTGCCGGGAACGTCTCGGGGGTCGGCTGCTGCGGAACGCCCGCCAGGTTCCACGCCTCGACGCACGGGATCATGCCGCGCAGAGCCGCGAACCAGACCTCGGTATTCGTCTTGTCGTCGCTGCGAGCATCCGCAAGCGCCTTGTCGAACGCGATGATCTGCGGGAACGTGTAGCCGTCGGGCAGCGTGACCGTGCCCGCGAACCGCTTGACCGGTGACGTGATGACCTTGCCCATGCGTTAGACGATGGCCGCCGAGCCCCACGCCGGGGTCGTGCCGGGATACACCACGAACTTCGCGTGATAGGTCATGTCGTTCGGGTTGACCGTGAACTCGGTGCACAGATAGCCCGTGGTCGCCGAGGACGAGATGCCGAACACCGGCGCGCCCGTCGCCCAGTTGGTGCGGTCGCCGAAGTACACGCCGAGCGACAGCGGGACGTTGAGGCCGTTGATCGGCTGAAGGACCGTGTGCGATCCGCTGAGGGCCGGGGCGACGCCAGAACCCGAAGCCGCCACCGCCGCATCGGTCGACCACGGTCCGTCGATCTCAATCGGCGCGTCACCCTGACCGGGCAGGGCGGCTTTCACGGCGTCCTGAAACGCCGTCACGTCCTGTTCGTCGTACTTGACGCCCACGACGCTGATGCTGTTGACCGGAACCTCGCGCAGGGTGCCCGCGTTGTCGTCAACCACAAACCGAACCCACTTCGATACAGTTCGACCAGCCATTGCTACATGCTCCTAAGAGTGTGTGCCTGCTCTGTGATAGAGCATGCCGTTAGAACGTTGGGCGGATCAGAACCGCCACGAATGTCACCGAGGTCGCCGACCCGAGGGCCAGCTGCCAGCGCGTATAACGCCGGATCGTCGCCGAGCGCCCGAGCGCAACCGCGCCCCACACGCCCGCCGCCATCGTGATCGAGCCGGTCGTCATGCCCGACACCGCCGAGAAGGACGAGTTGTCGGCGCTGTCGTCGACCGAGAGCGTCGCCGTGCCGTTGCCCGCCGTGATGTGATAGACAAGCACGCCGCCGAGCGACGTTGACGCCGCGCCATCAATGCCAGACGCCGCATTGGCTCCCGTGCGCGCTGTGTTGGCGTTGAGCAGACGTCCCCACGGGAACGGGTAGAGCAGTCCGCCCTGACCATCCGCCGCGACGCCGTCACTGAACGGGATCGTGACCGCGACGGTTGAGCCGCTTTGCTCGGATTGGTACGCGAGCTGCGAGGCGATGACACTGAAGGCCGGATCTCCTTGCGCGGGCACAGCGCGGTCGCCAATGGCAACCGTCACCAGCTGACGCGCGCCGCTGAGAGTCGAGCCGACGACGTGCAGGCCGCTCGTCGCGGTCGTGTCGAACAGACCGTTCAGCGTGCCGACCGCCATACTGGCCTGGCCCGGCAACGCAGACTTGATCTGATCGCTCATGGCGGTTGTGTCCGCCTCGTCAAACGCGTGTTTGAGATCGCCGATGCTGCGCGAGTACCCGCTCATGTCGTACCCGCTGAGGTACACGCGCGCCCACTTTGCAACCGTTCGTCCTGCCATTGATCCGCCTTAGTTGAAGAAGACGTAGAACGCGATCTGAAAAACCGCGCCGTGGCATTTGGAGTCGGCCATGTCTGCCACGACGCCGCCCTGCCGCGCCTGTGTAATCGTGATGTCCTCGCAGCCGTCAATCGTGTCGTTGGCCGCGAAGGTGTTGACGATGTCGCTGATCGAGTCCATCAGCCCCGGCCACCACTCCACCGCGACGCGCCCCGAGCCGATTGGCTCGTAGAAGAGCGCATATCCGACAGTGCACTTGATGGTCTTTTTGCCGTAGCCCGACCCGAAGCTGTCGACCTCGACGGCGTCGAAGGTCACGCCCTGCTGCGGGTAGGGCCTGAACACCGGCCCGTTGCGCAGGTCGACCATCGGCGTCATGCGGTCGGGCGACTCGGCGCGCACCGTCTTGAACGGCAGATCCGCAATCGCGCGCATCACGCGCAGGAGGTCGAACTCACCAGCCATCGCCCACCAGCTCGTCTGTCGTGGCAAGCGTCAGCTTGATGTACGGGCGCAGGCGCTCGTAGGCCGCCTTGGGGACCGCGCCGAACGGCGTGACCACGACGCCCGCCGCCGTCACCTGCACATTGCCGCCTGTGTTCTGCCCGGTGCGTTCGAGATAGGCCACGGACGCGATTTCGAGACACGCCGCGCGCGTGTTGGCGATCACGGCCAGGCTGTACGGATCCGTAGCGGTGCGGTCGCAGTAGCCCCACGACCCATCGAGCGCGATGACGCCCTCGGTGTTGCCGCTGTTGTCGGGCATCCAGACAATCGCCGCGCCCTGCTTGAGGATGATTTGCGTCTTGACCGGATGATTGCGCGGGTTGAGGTAGTAATCGGCGGTCGTGACCGTCGTGCCGTCGCCGTTCGTGACCGACGTCAGCGACAGGCAGTCCTCGCCGAGATCGAGCGCGCGATTGTTGACGCTCGACGCGAATCCGACATACCGGGTTTGTGTGTACGCGTAGAACCAGCGCCCACAGATCGCGTCGATCATGCGCGATGCGCCCTCGATGATCTGCTCAATCGCCGTGTCGTCGGTGTGCGCCGCACTGAGGATGCTGCGATGCGCCTTGAACTCGGGGAGCGTGCAGTAACCGTTCGTGATCGTCACGGCTTCGCCTTGCGTGTGCGCTTGACGGGAGCCGGTTGCGGCTCCACTTCGGCGGCTTCCTCAACAGTCGGGATGAACTCGGCATACCCGGCGTTGATGAACCGGTACGCCTCGTCTTCGTCTTGCCAGTCGAGCACGTCGCCCTCGCAGCCGCCGCCGTTGGGACCGTTGAGGGGGACGAGTAGCTTGATCTTCATGGGTGTCTCAGAGCGGGGCGGGCGTTGGTGCTACCCGCCCCGCGTCAGTCTGTTGCGAGGCTGTTAGGCCTGGCGCAGGTAGTAGAAGGCTTCCGCGAGCAGCGGGGCGCCGCCCTGGCGCTTGGTCGCGAAGATTCCGACCTGGCCGTTGGCCTGGTACAGCCACGGGTTGCGGGTCACGGTCAGGCCCTGGCGCTCGGTGATCACGTACTGGCTGAAGTCGCCGAGCAGGATCGTCTTGGCCGTAGCCGCCATCGCGGGCATCTGGGCCGTCTGGAACACCGGCATGTTGTAGAGCACTTCGTCGCTGCCGATGCCACCGTCACCGTTGCCCGAGCCCGAGCCCTGCGGGGTGTTGTTGAACAGGAACTGATTGGCGCTCGTCAGGCCCCGGATGTAGCCGAGGGTGGCGCGGCGCATGATCAGCTTGCCGTTGTCGGCATAGCGGTCGCCGATGGTGTAGATCAGGCTCACCAGTTCGGCGGGGGTGATCGCCGCAGCGCCCGCGCAGGTCACGCCGAGGGTCGCGCCAGCCAGCGCGCCCGCAGGCTGCGACGTGCCCGTGCCGTTCAGGAAGTAGTTGTTTTCCCAAGCGGCGAGGTTGTTGATGATCTGGTTCTCAAGGAACATGTCGAGGTTCGACTGCGCGTCGTTCAGCAGTTCCTCGGACACCTTGACGAGCTGCGTGGCCTTGTAGTTCGTGATCTGCACGACCGACAGGGTCGGCTCGCTCTCGCTGGCCGCGCCCTCTTCGGCGACGATGGCCGTCGCGCTGGAGGCGTTCTCAACCGGGAACTCGGTCATCTTCAGGCCGGTCTGCACGATGGTCGCGCCAGCCGCGCGCACAACCGACTTCTCGCGCAGCTTCTCGCTGATGCGGGCATAGAACCCGTCGGGCACGAGGTAGCCGCCTTCGCTGTCGGTGTCTTCCTGCATCGCGGCCTTCGCGGCCACGTTGTCGCCGGTCTTGACCCAGTGGCGGAACGTGTCCATGTCGTCGCCGCTGAAGCCCAGGTTGGTCACGCGCTTGATCGACGGCGCGCCCGCGTAGCCGCCCTTGCGGCTGGTCTTGTACTCGGCTTCGATCTTGGCGCGCTCGGCTTCGACCGCCGCCTTGATCTCGTTCTGCTTGGCAGTCTCGGCTTCGGCGGCGATGCGCGCGGCCTCGGCCTTGTCGGCATCGCGCTTGTCGAGCAATGCCTTGAGTTCGTTCTCGTCCATGTTCTTGATTTCCTGTGTAACGGGGAGTTGATCGGGGACAGCCGGGGCGCTCTCGGTCTGCGCGTCATCGCTGGCGGTACTGCCGCCACTTTGCGAGTCGGCGTCGACGCTGAGGTCCGACGTTGTCTTCAGAGACTTCAGGGGAACCGCGAACGTGCGCGGCTCTGCGGGGGTTGGCGTGAAGGATCCATCGAGGCCAAGCGGCCATTGCTTGATCCACGCCGATTTGTTCGTCACGCGCTCGCGCACGACGAGATGCGCGGCTGTGCCAGACGACAGGCCAAGCTTTCCGGCCTCGCCCATCTGGTACACGGCGCGCTCGTAGGCGTCGCGCATGTTGAGCTGCGCCTCCATCCAAATGCCGATGGGGTCGCGCTTGAGTTGCGCCTTGCCGATGACGCGCGGCCCGACAGCCTTGTCGAGTCCGTGGTGGTAGTACACGGCGGTGTCAGTCGCGTCGCCGAAGTCGGTTTGATCCGTGAAGAAGTCGCCTTCGAGGTCGGTGTGGTTCGGGTCGCCGAACACCACGAGGTAGCCGCCGAGCTTGCCGTCACCGAGCGCCTTGACCGCGCCGCCCGAATGCACGAGCGTGTCGGCTTCGTCCTTGCTCTTGACGATCTGGCCGGGAGCGATGCAGTCGGCTTCGGTCTGTTCGGCCTGCGGTTCGGGGTCCGGGTCGAGGGGCGGCGCTCCGACTTCATCGAGGTCGGCAGCCTCTTCTTTATTGCGCTGGCGCATGCGCTTCAGCACATCGTTGTCGGCCTTGCTGTGCCGCGCCCCGGTTTTGAGCGCCCATCCGCCGCCCGGAGTCTGCTCAACATACGCGTCGGCGGGCACGTCGTAATGGAACGTGATCGGGGTCGTTCCGCCTGAAGTTGTGGAGATGCCGAGTTTCGAGAACTCAGCTCCGTCTACTTTGATCTCAGCCATAACAAAAAGCCCCGCCATCCTTTCGGACAGCGAGGCTTTCGCGTGGCTGTTGCAACTGGCGAGCGGGGCAAATGCGCAGCCCGCCAGACTATGCGGTTATCGGGATTGTATTCAGGCGTTTACGGCGGGAGGTATCGAACCTCCGTCGATGGGGCCTTTGTGGTCGTGGCTCCGCCCCTATCGTTTAGCCACTCGCGACGCGCTTACTACGTTTCAGCGTGATATCAACGTTACATCCACTCCGTAACGCCGCGAACGCCTGAACCTAACACCTCAGCGGACCAGCCACGAGCGCGAAGGTCGCGTCAATCATGGCGGCTTCCTTTGCCTCTACCCTGCACACGACCTTCCCGTCCGCGTTCTTCAGGTAGTAGTAGTCGCCGTGAAACATGGCCTCAACTGCCATCACGTCGAAATACTCGCCGGTCTTGTACAGGATGAACCGAAACGTCTTTCGATCGGGTGTGTCGTCGCCCATGCCTGCGCCTATTCCGTGGTCGCCTGGCTCTCGGGGTCGTTCACGACGACAGCCTTGACGGCCCACATGGCCGACGTTTCGAGTTCGGTCAAGGCGACAGACCGCTCGCGGCTTTCGGGGCACGTCTTGAGGATCTGGTCATAGACCGCCGAGTATGCGCGCCTGATTTCTGCGATCTTCCGCAGGCCCTCGGCGCTCGGGCTGTGGTATGCGAGCGTTTTGATGATCATGGTTTGACTGTATTCAGTCCCGTTTCGTGATTTCCTCGCGCAGCTTTTCCAGCCCGGCGAGTTCCTGCTTCAGCGCCCGAATGCGCACGTCGATCAACGCAAGCGTGACGCTCTTCACTTCGGGTTTGTCTTCTGCCACCTGCACCACCTTGACCGTCATACCGCCGCTTGTGTTCATCAGTACATTCCGCCAATCGAGCCGATGGTCGTTGCCGCCAGCTCGTCGATTTTGTCAGTGAGGATTTCGGGCGCCTTGTCGTGCATCCAGTTCTCGATCACGCGCCGCTGAATGGGCCAGCGCCCCATGTGCATCCACGCCTGGCGCCCTGCCGCGTCGCCGCCGACGTACTGGCTATAGGGCGCGTCGTTGCTGATGGTGTACGACAGGCCGTTGCGTTCCCAGTTCTGCGAGCCGCCATAGACGCCCGTGCGGTCATAGTCCTGGCCCTGGCGATACACGACCGCGTAGCCGCTGTACGATCCGTCAGGGTATCCGCCAGCCGCAGCCTTTGCGACATCCGGCATCTCCTCTTCGAGCGTGTCGCCAATGGTGGGCGCGAGGCCAGACGCAAACTTGCGGCCCGCGATGTAGACGTTGCCCGCGTTCGTGCGGGTGGTGATTTGGGTCATGCGAAAAAGTCGCCTGAATACATTCCAGTTGTCGAGGCCGTAACCCGAAGCGCGTTCAAACTGTGCAAGCCCCTGTCCGGTGCGGCCTCGACAATCGCGCTACGACTGGGGCTTGCTCCATTTACCACTATGGGCGCTAGACGTCCCGATCCGTCAAAACACTCAACTTTCAAATGCGAATGGTGCGGAAAGGAGTTCGCCGGATGGACATACCGAAAATCTCGGTTTTGCTCGCGCCTTTGTGCCGGGGCCTTCGGGTGCCGCCAGACCAAGAAGTACACAAAGCCGAGAGATAGCAACAGGAAGGTAACGTGGAAGTGCAAGCAGTGCGGCGATAGCGTAACCACGTTCGCCAGCAGGGTTAGAGATACATGCTCTAAGAGATGCGCAAGGCTGTATTTTTCCGAAAAGGCGTCCTTCACTTGCAAGCAGTGCGGAAAGACGCAGACCGTCGCCAAGCACCGCGTAACTCTCCTGAGAGTTCAGTTTTGCTCCAGAGAATGCCAGAGCAAGCATCACTCCATTTCTAGCCGAGGCGCAAACAACCCGAGATGGAGGGGCGGATGCAATAGCAGTCGCGGACCAAACTGGAGGAAACAGGCAAGACTCGCGCGACAAAGAGATTTGTGCGTGTGTCAGTCCTGCAAAAAGGTCGGGTTTCACGTCCATCACATCAGGCCATATAGGCTGTTCGATGGAGACTGGGAGTCCGCCAATCGTCTCGACAATCTCGTCACACTTTGCGCATCATGTCATCCAAAGGTAGAGCACGGTCTGTTGCCGTGCCCTATGCCGGGTAGATGACGTCTCCAGAATCCGACACCAGAGAACAGTCACAATTCCAGCCTTCGCAGGCGAGGGTCGTGCTGCCGTTCTCTTGGGGCCGATAGTCGCGTTGCATAAACCACGACAGGCGGTGGCGTTTGCCGTGGAGCCGGTTACACGTCGGGCAGTGGTCCTCGGTCGCGCCGAGCCTCCACGTCACCATCGTGTCCTTGAGCGCCGACGCCTTACCCTGGCTGCCGATGTCGCGCAGGCTCGCCACCCACTGATCGAAGCGCGCCAGCATCGCCGCCTGAGCTGCGCCCCGGTCCTCGGCCTTGCGGGTCAGCGCGCAGTCGGAAGCAAACCCGGCGACGTGCTCAAGCTGGCCGGCAATCCACACATCAATCGCGTACTCGTCCGAGTCGGATATCTCGGCTTCGGGGTTGTCGATGCCGCCCTCGGTCATGCCTTGCGTGTAGGCCATGCGCCCGTAGACGCGGATGGCCGTGCGCATGTCAGACGCCAACTCTTTCGCCGACGCCTCGCCGTTGAACACCGCGACCACCGACTCGGACAGCTTGACCGTGAACTCGTCGAGTACATCCGCGACCGTCTTGACGGCCAGGCGCGCCACGAGTTCGGCAGGCACATCGGCGCCTGCGCTTGCGGCGTAGGCTGTCGCGGCTGCGAGCGCTTCACGCAAGTCGGGGCGAATGTCCATACTTGACGTGCTTCATCAGCTCTGCGTATTCGGGTCGTTGGCTCGGGTTCGGATCCTCGATTAGCCCGTAGAAGCGCGCGACGATCCGGTCTTCCTCGGCTTTCCACGTGCAGTATCGGTAGAAGTTCCGATACTCACACCCGCCGATCTTGTAGTGTGCTTTCGCCACGACGCTGGTGATAATGCCGAGTGTGATTTGCTCATACGGAACGTCACTTGTTCCGTGATCGTTGCCGATTGTCGACAAGATGTCGTCTGGCAGGAATGGCTCGCCGTTCTCGATTGCGAAGAATATCGGCCTGTTGTCTTCGGACACGCTTACCCCTTCCGGGTGGCTTGCATCACCGCCGCGATGATCCGGTCGGCGTCGCTGTTGGGGCGCGCGCCTGCGAACACGTCGCGCACGTCTTCTGCGCTTCGGCAGTCCAGCAACCCGCGCGAGATGCGGGCATGCTCACTGACTGGAATGTAATCGGACGCGAATTTGACAGCCGCCGAGCGTCCGCCCTCGATGGCCTTGATCGCCTTCGCGCACCATCGTTCGTAATCGAGCGCGGCCAGCGACTTTTGTGAGGTCATGTCGCCCTGAGCACTGCCGTCTTCCTGCGCGCCGTCTTGCGGGGGCAGAGTCGCCGGTGTGCTCGTGACCGTCGCAGGCTTTTCCTCGACGGCCTGCGGCATGTCGTCTTCCTCGTAGCCGAGTTCGGCGGCGGCTGTTTCCTTCGAGATAATGCCCGCCTGTACGAGGCTCAGGATGCGCGCTGTCTTCAGGTCGAGATCTTCCTGAAGCGCCGCAACCTCGGTTGTGTCGAACTTGAACTTCGCTCCCTTCGCCACGAGGTCGGGGTACTCGGGGAGCACTTCCGAATTGAGGACGCCCTCATAGCGCAGCCAGAGCGGGACCATCGAGTAACGCACAAAGTACGCCTCAGCCGCCTTGATCGGCGTCAGGTCATTGGCGCCCGCTGGCGAGATCAGCAGTTCGGGCACTCCGACCGCCGTCGAGATGTTCTGATGCACTGCCGCGCGCACTTCGTTGAGCGCGAGATCCTTGACCGTCGACGACAGTTGAAACGGCTTGAGGCCATTGCCGAGGATGCCTGCCTTGTGGCTGTTCTTCGAGCCGCGAAACAGTTTGTTGATCCACGCCAGGAACCGATTGACATCCGGCTCTGGCATCGGCTGGTCAGTCGAGAAGATGACAGCCGGGATTGCCGAGTTCTTGAAAAACGCCGCCAGGTATTCATCGGCGTTCTGATCGGCGAGCGCCGATGACACCGCCACGATCAGCGGCGACAGCCCGACAAGATCGTCTTTCGGGTTGTAGCGGCCCTTGAAGTACACGACGTCGTTGCGTTCCCACTGCGCGGTAATGCGACCGTTGAGCTTTTGCGTGAATCCAGCGATGCCGCCCGCTGCCTTGTTGACCTCGATGGTTCCGGGGTTGAGGTAGAAGTACTCGGTCAGCTTGCCGCGACCGTTGCGCACCTTCTCCCAAAACCCGCCGCCCCACACGTTGAGGCCCGCCTCGGTGTAGCGCAGGAGGTCGGAGCCGTTGAACTCTTCGTTGACGTTCTCAAGAACCGACAGCGCCTCGTGCTCGTAGATCAGGTCGCCGTCGGGAAGCTCAATCGCCAGCGGCGCACTGAGCACGCCGTCGGAGCGGATCTCGATGGCGCGCTGCACCCACGGCGACGCAAGGTAGGCCGCTGCCGCATCGCGCACGCCGCCCTTGCCGTCGGCCATGTCCGAGGCCCAACCGGGGATCGCGACAATGGCCTTGACTTCGCCGTTCGTGCCGCCGATAGTTTGCTGTCTGATTTTCAACACGACTAGAGCACTCCAAACCCGAAGCCGCTACCGGCAATCAGGCCCAATTCAGTCATAGCCCACACAAGGGCATCGATGCGGTTCGGGCTTTTGCGAACCTTTGGAACCCACGTCACCATCTCGTCTTCGAGGTCCGGGAACGTCCCGACGTGATGTACCTTGTTCGTGCTGTAGAACGTCGACACCGGCTCGGCGCGCGTGCGCTTGCCCTCTGCCGCCCACACCATTTTGTAAAAGGGTTCTTTGCGTCCAGACTCGCGCGCGACGAGCTTGATGACCGTCTCGACCATCTCGCCGCCGTTGTTTCCCTCTCCGATTACATAGTTCGACGCGAACCCCTCATACGCCCCGAGGGATAGCTCGGCCCATCTTTCGGGCTTCGCAATCAACGAGCGGTCGTCTAGCACGTACCCGTGCCCATCGATGCCGCGCGCAACGGTGACTATTCCGCACTCGTCCGACTCTGCGCCCGATGACGCCGACGGGTCTACTGCCGTGATCACATAGTCAAACTCTGGAACGAGCGAGCGGTCGGTGATGCGGTTCTTGTCAATCTCTTCGCGCTTCCACAACGCATCGGGGTCGTCGTCTTTGACGTCTTGCTGGCACTCGCGCACAAACGAGCGCGGGCCGGACGTGTTGATGTACGCCTCGCATGCCTCGATGGATTGACCCTCCCATGATGGCGTACCAGACGTGATGACGAACTTGTCAAGCTCTGCGCTGAACTCGTAGTCGAACGTTCCTTCGAGGGCCGGAAACGGACCAGACACAACGCGGTCGACGAGAAAGTCGGAGCGCCCACGCCTCAGCTTCGACATGACGCTGTTGGAGTGGATCAGGTTTTGAACGAACAACACCGACAGGTCAGGCGAGCCAGCCGGGAGGATCGTTTGCGTGATCGTCTTCAGCTTGCGCTTCACGCGGTCGGGGCTGTCTTCGAGGTTGTCGATATCGTCGAACGTCATCATGTCGGGGCGCTTGTCCTCGACTTTGATGCCGCGAGACGCCGAGTCCAACCCGAGCGCGTCGATGGTAAATCCGTCAGCCGTTCGTAGGCGATTGCGACGCCAGCCCTTCGAGCTTCCGTACTTGTTCAGCAGTCGATCAACGCCAGCCTTTTCGAGCATGCTGGCAATCGTGGCGACGTGCTTGTCTGCCTGGTCCTGCGTTTCGCTGATGTACAGCGCGTACTTCCGGGTGCCCTTGATGCCGAGATAGGCATTGCCGAGTTCGGCCGTAGTCGACTTGGCGCCGCCGCGCGGCCAGATGGCGACAAACGGGCGATTGCGTTTCCCGGCTTCGATTGACGATATCCACGACCACAGGTCTATATGTCGTTGTGCAAAAGGATGCACGACATACTCGGGGAACGCCTCCGCGAGCCAGGCCCGGTAATCGTCCGGGTCAGCCTTGATCTTGCGCGAGAGAGTCGGCGTTGCCAGCTCTTCGGCCAGGATCGCGGTCAGCAGGTCGTCAGGGATCGTAGCGAGCATTTAGGATACCGAGCGGTCAGCCTTCCACTTGGTGAACTCGGGCGTGTCGACCCACTCCCAACCGTCGTGGATGTATTGCGGCTTGCCCGTGAGCTTGAAGGCTAGGCGAGCGCCCCATGCGCGCAGGCCCGGAGCGACGCGCTCTTCCATCGCGCGCTGTCCGGTTTCCGCCGCGTAGAAGATCTGAAGCGAATACTCGCGCGGGATCAGATGGCCGCCGAGTCCGTCGTTAGGCGTTTCGACCGGCAGCGAGCGAACGTAGGTGTGTCTCAGATAGTCGGCCACGCCTTCAGGCGTTGTGATGGTTGTCATACCGGGACCGTATCCGCCTACAGGTTGACGCGAATGACCCGCGAGGCCCCAAGCGTTTCGTTGCTCAGGCTGCCGAGGTTGTCCGCCAGCGGCAAGCACGTCAGCCGGTAGTCTCCGAGGGTGGCGAGGTGCGTGGCGCCGGTCACGAGCACATAGACGAGGTTGTTGGCCGCGTCGACGCTGGCCGTGGGCGCAGGCGAAACGGCCGCCCCGCTCGGGCTGGTCAATGTCGCCGTTGCCGACAGCAGCACGCCGCCGCCGATCAGGTCCGCCGTAAAGTCGAACACGTGGTAACGGCTCTCGGCTTGCGCCTGTTCGTAATACTTTAGGTCTTGGATCATCCGTCTGACTCCGTTGTGCCGCGTCCGCCGCGTGTGGTCGTGCGTCGTGACGCCGTCGAGGGTCCGCGCACCATGCGACCGATAGCCCGCACCGCCTCAGTCGCCAGCCGGTAGCCCGCCGCCGTCACGCGCCGGGTGCCGACGTCGATGCCCGACAGCGCGCCCGTCACCGTGGCCGTCACGCTCGCCGCGATGCTGCCCGCCATCGCCACCGTTCTAATGAAGACGCCGCGCCGCGTCACCGTCTCGGAGCGCGACCAACTCGCCGCCAATGACCGGACATAAACGCCGGTCCTCGTGATCGCGTCAGAACGGGCTACAGACGCCGCTGCGCTGCGGGTGAGTGTCAGGAGTCGGGCGACGGTCGTGGAGGCTGACGCTCCTGCCGCCATCAGGCGAGAAACAACCGCCGAGCGCGC